GATTTTTTATAATTATAGGAACAGCAGCAGGAATGGCAGGTTTAATCTAATGGGAGATCTCATGTCACAATCTTACCATGATGTCATGGAAGTATATAAAAGACCAATGAGTGTCAAATACATACCCACATTCTTCTGGGCATTTGTATCTGTAATATCATTGTCTCTAGCATTTCCAGCACTTGCTCATGCTGATGTGCCTGTATTATACGTGCAGGTTCCACAATGGACAGATGATTGGGCAGTGTGTGCAGTAGATATTCCAGACGCAAAATGTCATTGGTATGTACAACAGGCAGATAATACATTTGGTGAAGGTTTTGATTGGGAAACAGCACCATGGTTTGATGCTAATGGTTTAAATGACATACCAGCGATACAAGCATCAACAGCAGTAGAGAAATTACAAGAGGTGGGATGAATATACAACACATCATACCAATGTTCCTAGAGATAACAGCAGGAACGGTATTAATGACTACACTTGCAGTTGTGATGATGTCTGCTATGATGAATGAATAATAAATAATGAAAAAAATCATCTTATGTCAGAATATTCAGAACACGTAAATGATTTGTGGGAAGACATGGATCGTCTTAATGCAATGTATGAAGAGCTCATGTGGGATAATGATGATGTATTAGAATTTGTTGTAGATTATAAAAATAATCAAATTGTTATTAGGAATAGAACACAACAAACCATGTAAAATCTATTGTTTTACTATAAATACTGATAGAATTAATTTTTTTATGAACGGTAGATTAGACAAGGTTGCAATGACCAATAAACTTTTGCAACTTAAGAGAGAACTACATTACAAGTGTGAGATAGGAGAGATGGGAGAATGGGAGTGTGAGGGAGCAAACAAGTATCTAAACAAATCTCTTGATGTATTGGATGAATATTGGCAGTAGTGTTGACATATATGTAAAGTTTTGTTATAATAAATAACGAAAGGTGGTGTTTTCCACACATTACTGGGGACTCGAACGGATCGCCCTCCCTTGTAGAACTGCTCTTAAACCGAGACCTATAGGCAGTATAATACTTCGTCTCTTTATCCAGTAGCGAGGGGTTACTGGAAATAAGTTTCGCATCTACCCTTGATGCCCTACTTACAAACGTCTTACTAATGACAACTTCAAATTTAACACGCAGACAAGGTGGTATCCTACAAGGATGGCCTGAGTTCTGCGAATGGGTAACATCAACAAACAACAGAATCTATGTTGGTTGGTTCGGTGTACTCATGATCCCATGCTTACTCGCAGCAGCAGCATGCTTTATCGTTGCTTTCATAGCAGCACCTCCAGTCGATATCGACGGAATCAGAGAACCAGTTGCGGGTTCTTTCTTATATGGTAACAACATCATCTCTGGTGCAGTTGTTCCATCATCAAACGCTATCGGTCTACACTTCTACCCAATCTGGGAAGCAGCAACAGTAGACGAATGGTTATACAACGGTGGTCCTTACCAGTTAGTTATTTTCCACTTCCTTATCGGAATCTCTGCCTACATGGGTAGACAGTGGGAATTATCATACAGACTAGGTATGAGACCATGGATATGTGTAGCATATTCAGCACCTGTATCTGCAGCATTCGCAGTATTCCTTGTGTATCCTTTCGGTCAGGGATCTTTCTCAGACGGAATGCCACTAGGTATCTCAGGAACCTTTAACTTCATGTTCGTATTCCAAGCAGAGCACAACATTCTTATGCACCCCTTCCACATGGCAGGAGTAGCAGGAATGTTCGGAGGATCTTTATTCTCAGCAATGCACGGTTCTTTAGTTACATCTTCTCTAATCAGAGAGACAACAGAAACTGAGTCACAGAACTACGGATATAAGTTCGGACAAGAAGAAGAAACATACAACATAGTTGCCGCTCACGGTTACTTTGGTCGTCTTATCTTCCAGTATGCTTCTTTCAACAACTCAAGAAGTCTTCACTTCTTCCTTGCTGTGTTCCCTGTAGTATGCGTATGGTTAACATCCATGGGTATCTGCACAATGGCATTTAACTTAAACGGATTCAACTTCAACCAATCAGTTGTAGATGTAAACGGAAAAGTAATCCCTACATGGGGTGATGTCCTAAACAGAGCAAACTTAGGTATGGAAGTAATGCATGAAAGAAATGCACACAACTTCCCATTAGATCTTGCTTGTGCAGAGTCAACAACAGTTGCTTTAACAGCACCTTCTATTGGTTAAACCAAAATCACTTTTTTAATTTCATTTACCCCGAAAAAAATTTCGGGGTATTTTTTTGTCTATAAGGCTTTTTTATAGATAAATACAATTAACTTATGATCTTATATGAGTATTCTCCATTCTTCAAAAGCTTATGTTTTTAATTTACAAACAACAAGTTCGGCAGAGGCAAAAAGATTATGGAGAAGAGATATAAAAGAAAAATGGAATAATCAATGTGCGTATTGTGGAGATAATACCAGTTTAACGATAGATCATGTTGTCCCTAGATGTAAAGGTGGATCAGATTTTACAAAGAATGTAGTCTGTTGTTGTTCAAAATGTAATCAAAGGAAAGGACATGAACCGTGGGAGGAGTGGTACTTCAATCAAGAGTTTTTTTCATATGAAAAATTCGAAAAAATAAAAGAGTGGATGAAACCTGATCCACAAAAAAATTTATTTTTATATCGACCAAGACGTAACAATGCTTCTTGAATAAATAAATCAGCAGTACATACTGTTTTTGTGGTAAATACCGAATTAAATAAATGGCGACGCCAATAAGAATTAAAAGATCTGCGGTTCCTGGCAAGAGACCTCAGGTTGCTGACCTAAAAGTAGGTGAATTAGCACTGAATACTTACGATGCAGAACTCTTAACCCTAAGAGATAGATCTGCTATAGGTATTGCGACAGAAGTAGTAAGATTAGGTGCTGGAGTTACAGTTACAAATGTTATCTATGTCACAGAAGACGGAAGCGACAACAACACAGGAAAAAAACTTGGAGATGCAAAGGCAACAATCGCAGCAGCAGTCGGAATTGCATCAGCAGGAGACGTTATTAGGGTTAGTGCTGGATCTTACGTAGAAAATAATCCCATAAAAATACCTGCACAAGTAAGTATTGTGGGAGACAGTTTAAGAGAAGTATCTGTATCACCACAAAATGCAAATCAAGATTTACTTCATGTAGCACCAGGTAATTATATTTCAGAAATATCATTTGTTGGGACTTTAAATTCTGGTAAAGCTGTGGTCGCATTTGAACCAGAAATAAAAAGATATTCAACTCAATCACCATATATTAGAAACTGCACTAACTTTATAAAGAATAGTATAGGTATGAAGATTGATGGTGATCATGTTTTGGGACCTTTCAAAAGTATGGTTACTGACTCTTATACCCAGTATAACTCAAATGGTATTGGAGTATCAATAACAAACGGAGGGTATGGACAATTAGTTTCAATATTTACGATAAATCCAGATATATCAATTTATACAGGAGATGGAGGTCAATGCGATCTTACAAACTCAAACTCTTCATTTGGTAATTTTGGATTAAGATCACAAGGTGTAGGAGCTCAAAGTTTTGTAGGGGTGGTTACTGAAAGTGTGACTGAAAATTCCTCTGAATTTAAAATAAATTTAGAGACACCAACATTAAATATATCTAATGCAGTATATGATAATGCCACTGGTATGACAACGATTACTACCACAAGTAATCATAATTTTAATGTTGGTATGGGAATTACTCTTTCAGGTTTAGGATTTACATGTGATCTTGGAGGTTCAGTTTACTATTATCCTGATGGTGATTTTGGATATGTGTTTAACGTAGATTCGGTTATAAACTCAACAAGTTTCGTCACAAATGTCGGACCATCCACTGTATCTCATAATTATCATAGTGGTGGAACAGTAAAGACAAAAGTCGTTCGTCCATTTGATGGGCAGGTGGTTTACTTTGATGAGTTATATCAAACAGTTGATAAGATAAAAATAACTAATGGTGGATCTGGATACACTACACCACCTTCAATTACAATTGGTGCTCCTTCTGAAGCATGGGGTATTCCAGCAACAGCTGTTGCAACATTAACTGCAGGAGTTGTTACAGAAATAAATATCGTTACTTCAGGAAGAGGATATACATCCACTCCTTCTATAAGTTTTTCAGGTGGTGGTGGATCATCTGCAGCTGCCTCAATGATAATGAAACCTCAATATTTTGTGGTTGATAAGGCAACTGAAATATCTGGTGGTATTTCCACAGTGACATTTACAGAAAATGTTCCTTTTGCTGTTGGTGTTGGATCTACAGTTCCATTCTTTAAACAAAGTAGAATATTAGCATCGAGTCATTCCTTTGAATACATAGGATCAGGTACAGATCTAATACAATCACTTCCTTCCAGAGGTGGAGTTGCTATTCAAGACAATGAAGTTGATGATCTTGATGGTGGATTGACTATTTTTACTAGCACTGATCAAGCTGGTAACTTTAGAATTGGAGATGGTGTCATTATAAATCAGCAAGCAGGTACAATTACAGGAACATTTTACTCAAAGAGTTTATTTTCACAAATGACTCCATTTATTTTAGCATTAGGAGGAGATTAAGATGCCATTAGCCCAAAATGTATTCCAAACAGTAACAAAAGTTATTCCGACTAGTCCAGTCGGTATCTACACAGCACCGATTGGGTATACAGGTGTTGTTCTTTTAGCACAGGCAGCTAACGTTGGAGATGCGACATATACTGTTTCAATGTCTCATCAGAGAACAACTGCTGGTATTGCAGTGACAACTGAGGTGGTAAAAGATTTACCCATTGAATCAAGTGATACTGCAAATTTACTAGCTGGAAAGTTAGTATTGGAACAACAAGATTCTCTTATTATATCATCCAACAATTCTACAAATGTTAAATTTTTGGCAAGTATCCTAGAAACATTAAATTAAAATGGCTAAGTACGTCAGCGGTAAGTTTAGAAAATTACAGGTAGGTATCAAAGGGTACAGCGAAGATAAACCTTCGTTGACTGTTATAGGTAGAATTGGTATTGGTACTGAAACTACCACTAATGCTTTTGATGTGCAAGGTGATGCAAATGTCACTGGTATTCTTACTGCAGGACAAGGAGTTCATGTTAATGGTGGAGACTTAAAAGTAGGCACTGCATTTACTGTTTCACAAACAGGAATTGTAACTGCATTAAAATATTATGGTGATGGTTCAAATTTAACTGGAATTTCTGCTGACACTGTTGGTGACTTAGCAAATCTGTTTGTAGGTGTAAGTGGTATTTCAACTCTTGGCACTGTAAAAATTGCAAACGGTATTGTTACATCTACGTCTGGGGTAGTCACTTATATTGGTGATGGATCACAATTAACCGGAGTATCAGGAAATGTATCTGGTATAAGCACAATTGGTCTCTCTACCTTTACAAATATATTTGTATCTGGGGTTTCAACATTTTCAAGCACTATTGATTCAAATGGAAGAATTGTAGGTGCTGCGACAAGTAATGTTATCCCATTCCTATACAGTAATTACACTGATTTACCATCGGCAGCAACTTATCATGGTGCATTTGCTCATGTTCATGCTACACAAAAAGCATATTTTGCTCATGGTGGTGCATGGTATGAATTAGTAAATAAAGAAGCAAACGGAATTGTAGGGACAGGGACAGAAAAATATAACGTAGGTGTTTTCACTGCTACCGATGGTACATTTAGTGGCAACGTATCTATTGGTGGAACTCTTACTTATGAAGATGTAACTAATATAGATTCAGTTGGTGTCATAACTGCAAGGCAAGGTATAGTAGTGGTCGGTGGTGGTGTGAGTGTTGCCGCTGGTGGACTACATGTAACTGGTATATCTACTTTTACTGGAAATGTTGATGTAAATGGTTCTGTTACTGCTACATCTTTCATTGGTGATGGATCAAGTCTGACTGGTATTGCTGTTACTGAGAACGTGAGGACTAATTCTCTTATAGTATCTGGTATCTCTACATTTGCAGGATTAACAACTATTACTTCTCCATCATTCTTTGCAAAACAAGGTGCTTTTACGGGTGTCGTTACTGCATCTGGATTTGTAGGTGATGGATCGGGACTTACTGGAGTAACTGCATCAGGCACTGGTATTGTTATTAAAGATAATGGGTCTGCTGTTGGAACTGCAGGTACAATTGATTTTTCAACAAATCTTGATGTTACATTTAACTCTGGAATTGCAACTATAGTAACTAATGTAGACACAGGAATTAATACTACAGGAAATTCTAATTTTCATAATTTAGTAATCACGGGAGTCACAACTGCAGGAATAATTACTGGTGCGACTTATTACGGAGATGGTTCTAATTTAACTGGTGTTGGCACACAAGGTGCAAATGTTCAAGCAGAAACACTAACTGTATCTGGTGTTTCAACTTTTAGTGGAAACATTAATGCGAATGGCACCTTAACAGTATTAAATGCTTTAAATGCAAATGGAAATATAATTGGTGATGGTGCGACAAATATATCAGGTATTAATTCAGTTACGGCAACAAGTTTTTATGGTTCAGGTGCAAATCTATCTAACGTAACAGCCACAGGATTAACCACTACCGCATCAGTGAATACCACTGGTATCATAACTGCCTCACAATTCTATGGTGATGGTACTAATTTAACTGGCACTGGTGGTGGAACTCTTATTTCGGGTATTACAGTTCAAGAAGAATCATCAACAGTAGGCACGGCAGGTTCTATAAAAACTTTAGATTTCCAAGGTGCATCTATTACTGCAACTGCATCAGGTACTAATAAAGCTATTATTACAGTCAGTGATTCATTCAGTCCTGATGGTCAAGAGAACTTATTCGCTGGTACGAATGCTGGAGCATGCAAAGATGGTGATACATGTTTCAACGTAGGTGTTGGATTTAGTGCAGGATTTTCATTAAATGCAGGTGATAATAACGTATTAATTGGTAAACAAAGTGGTGCTTGTTTAACAAGTGGATCATTTAATGTTTTCTTAGGTTGTAGAACAGGAGAATATTCAAATTCAACCTGTAGCATTTTCATGGGAAATTATGCAGGAAGAAATGCTAATGGTAATGATAATATATTCTTAGGTTCTGGTGCTGGTCGTGGAGTAGGTGCGAGTGGAAAAGATGGTTGTAATAATGTCGCAATAGGTGGTGGAGCAGGTTTTTGTATTGATGAAGGTGATCGTAACATTTTCATAGGACAAGTAGCTGGTTCTTGTACTAATTCAGGAGGTTGTAATATTTTCCTTGGATGGTGTGCAGGTAGAACAAATACCAGTGGAACTCATAATGTCGCAATCGGTATGGATGCATATGCATATGGTGATAATGGATTTGCTGTTGGAAATGTTTTATTAGGTCGCAGTACGGGTAAAGATTTAAGTAGTGGTAATTATAACGTTGCAATAGGTGATGGAGCAGGATGTTGTTTATGCCAAGCTACTGCTAATACATTAGTAGGTAATGCTGCTGGTCGGCACATCACTAATGGTGATTATAATGTATTAATAGGTGATGGTGCAGGTAGATGTTTAACCACAGGTTGTTACAACGTTTTACATGGTCATTCAGCAGGAACAGCAAATGTAACCGGTAATGATAATATCGCTATTGGAAGATATGCAGGATATGGTAATACATCCAATGGATCAACTTGTCATAACATTTCGATGGGTCTTTGGTCAGGTAGATGTCTTACCACAGGAGGAAATCATAATATTCAATTTGGATGTTATACAAACCGTTATGTAACTACTGGAAGTTATAACATTGCAATTGGACATAGTGTTGGAGTTGCCAATTCAACTGGAGATTATCAACTAGCAATTGGACAGATTGATGATAGATGGATAACTGGTGATAGTTCATTCAATGTGTCTTTATCTGGTATCGCAACGATTACTAAATCAACTGGACAATTTGAAGCAAGATCATTTAAGGGAGATGGTGCAAATATTACAGGTATTGTTACTGCAGGAAGTGCTTTAGCTACAGGCATTGCCACTGGTGTCGGCACATTCACTGCAAGTGCTGGAGTGTCAACTAACATTGATAGTTTTGCATATGGAACTGATAATTACAAAACAGCAGAGTACACACTACATATTGAAAATGGTGCGAACACACAGGCACAAAAAGTTCTCATAATGCAAAATGGAACTACAGCTTTATCTCAAGAGTATGCGATTATGTTTAGTAATTCTCAACTGGTATCAGCTGGATCAACAATAAGTAGTGGAAATGTTTTACTTCAGGTGACTCCTGAAACCGGAATTAGTGGACTTACAACCTATCGTTGGAGAAGAGAGGTTCAATTATGATAACAACATCTTTGAATTCTGCTGGTAGAGTTATAGTATCTGATAATTCAATAACTGATGACACACCTCAAAATTTTACTGTTTGTGTAAAAGATGAATCAGATTGGACTGAGATTCATAATTACATTATAAATGAAAATAATATTGATAACATTCCAAATCGAAAAATAGATTGTACTTCAGAAATGAATTACTCACCAAAAAGATCTGTTTATTCTATGTCTGTAAATGAAGCTGACACATTAAAAAATCATTCGAAGGTAGAATGGGTAGAACAATCTTCAATGTATAATAATATTGTTTTAGAACAAAGAAAATATGATGAGGAATTCGACAAACATACAGACATCAATAGATTTAATTATGATTGTAGAAATTTAAGAACAGCATCTTCATCAGATCCTGGTTCAACACTTGATTTTACTCAGTGGGGTGTTTACAGACATCAATCTAGTGCAAATAATTTTGGTACAGGGACGATTGTAAGTGCTGATTCACAGTATTCATTGACAGGAAAGAATGTTGATGTTGTAATCATGGATTCTGGTTGTCGTTGGGATCATCCTGAGTTTCTTAAACCAGGTGTTACATCTTTTACTGATAAAAATGATACTAGAGTAAGAGATATATTAATACATGGGGCTGAGGATTATGGTATAAACTGGTCTGATGAAGGTCTTGTTGCACCAGGCACTGGATCATTATCAAATTACACAACAGCAAAAGCGTTAGGAAGTTCTATACCTGCTAATGATCTTTATCATGGAAGTCATGTGGCTGGAACAGCAGCTGGAAATCAATTTGGTGTTGCTTTTGAGGCAAACATATGGTCTATCGCATGTGTTGATAGAAGTGATACGGGATTTGCAAATCCTAGTGATGGATTTGATTACATTAAAGTTTGGCATAAAAATAAACCAGTAAATCCTGAGACTGGTAGAAAAAATCCTACTGTTGTAAATTGTAGTTGGGGTCTTAGACAGTTTTTTCGAAAAGATTTATCATACACTGCTTCTTTTAGAGGGACTTCATATAGTAAAACTCAAGTTGATGCATCATCGAGTGCTGTTCCTGCCGTTTATTACTTGAGCACTTACTTAGGAAGTTATTACCAATTCAAAACAACAAAAACAGTTGGACAATCAGAGGCAAATGAATTAGCAAATGACGCAGATTGTCAAAACGTTGTTCTTGTATGTTCCGCTGGAAACAATAACGGAAAATGTGATGTGGTTGATGGTGATGATTATGATAATGAGTTTACAGCAGGGACTGCAGTATATGGATCTGGATATTCAAACCAATACAATAGATTAGGTACCCCTGCTGTAACAAAACAAGGTGAGGATGATGCTGCTATAGCTGTCGGATCAATTGATACTTCTCGACAATCTGGTAGTCAAGAAAGGTGTTCATCATTTAGTGACAGAGGTCCTGCGATTGATGTATGGGCAGCTGGTAGTATTATTATGAGTCCTTGGAGTTCTGGATATGATGATCCTAGAGATACTTCATTTCATAATTATGCAATTAGTGGAACAAGTATGGCATCACCAAATGTTTCAGGTGTCATTGCATTGTATTTACAATCAAATCCCACAGCAGATCGAAAAACAGTTAGAAATTGGTTACTTACTGAGGGATCTGTGATGCTATCCTCAGGTGATTATTATGATCCTTATACCAGTAATAGTGGGACTGATACAAATTACTGGGGGAACAGTTATAGTTTGAAGTCTTCTCCTCGAAGAATTTTATATAATCCTTTTGCAAACAACATTACCCCTTCTATTGACTCTTTGACTTTAGAAGGATCATTATCAATTTTTCAAACATAAATAACTAAAAAGATTCAATGGCAGATAAGAGTTTTGGTGTAAAGCAGATAGATTTGTTAGGAAGTGGTACTCCGACCATTCAAAGTCCTAACAATATAAATCTAAACGCCAATACAGTTGCAGTCAGTACAAATTTTACGGTAGGAAATAAATTAAGTATAACATCAGCAGGGATTGTGACTGCTGTTAGCGGAGTAGTTACTTATTTTGCTGATCCTGCAAACTCTAACGCTCAAGTATCTTGGCACGTTACTGCAAACGGTTCTTCTGCATATCGTTTTACAGGACCAGGTCAAGATGGAGCTGATGATAATCCTGACATATATTTGGTAAGAGGACAAAGATATATCTTTACAAATCATTCTGGAGGTAGTCATCCATTTCAAATTCGTGTTGCATCAGGAGGTGCAGCATACAATACAGGTGTTACGAATAATGGAGCTGCTGGTGGTAATATAATTTTCAATGTACAGCATGATGCACCATCAAGATTATATTATCAATGTACAGCACATGGTGGAATGGTTGGAACCATTTACATCATTGGTGGAGAACAATTTATATCTGGTATACTTACAGCAACCACATTCTCTGGTTCAGGTTCTGGATTAACAAATTTACCAGCCGGAAATTTAACTGGTGCACTACCTGCAATTGATGGTTCAGCACTGACCAATCTACCAGGTATTAGCACAGAAGGTGGTTCAACATTCAATCATCTTAGAGTTACTGGTATATCCACATTTGAATCTAACATCGTTGCAAATGGAAATATTGTAGGTGATAACTCAACTAATATTACAGGTATCGCTGGTGTAACTGCATCAACATTTTCTGGTGATGGTTCATCATTAACAAACTTAAGTATACCAGGTATTAGTACAACTGGTACAAGTAATTTTAATGATTTAACTGTAACTGGTAATGTATCAATCGGTGGAACCTTAACTTACGAGGATGTCACAAGCATTGATTCAATAGGTATCATAACTGCAAGACAAGGTATTCATGCTGGTGCAGGTGTTTCTGCCACAGGGATTGTAACTGCCACAACTTTCAGTGGTTCAGGCGCATCACTAACAAGTTTACCTGCAGGACAATTGACTGGAACTCTACCTGCAATTGATGGTTCAAACTTAACTGGTACAAAATTCTCACCAGATGCAGATCAAAACTTATTTGCAGGTACTGATGCAGGTTCCAACCTTGATGGAACTTCTGGTTGTTTTAATATTTTCTTAGGTTCTTGTGCTGGTAAATCAGCTACAAGTGGTCATAATAATATTTTTATGGGTGTGGGTGCAGGATGTAGCACTACTTCTGGTTGTTGTAATATTTTTATTGGAAGATACGCAGGTAAGAATTTATTTGGCACCAGCCTTAATATGCGTAATGTATTCATAGGTCAAGAAATCGGAGAGGGCTGTGGTGATTCTGGTTTTACTAGTGGTAATAATATAAGAGATAATGTTTTTATCGGTAGTTATGCTGGTAAAAAGATGTATGAAGGTTATGGTAACATTGCCTTAGGTAGAGGTCCTGGTAAATGTTTAACTAGTGGAATCTTCAACATAATGCTTGGATGCGGTGCAGGTGGTAGACTAGAGAATGGTGCATGTAATGTATTTTTAGGATTTGAAGCAGGAGGAGAATGCACCAGCTCTGCTTCTCGTAACGTTGCGATTGGTCATCTTGCAAGTGCTAAGTTATGTAGTGGTCAGTATAACGTTAGTGTAGGTATGTGTGCGGGTGGAGCGGCTGTTGCTTCATCTGGAAACTATAACCTTTCACTTGGATTTTATGCGGGATGTTGTCTCACTTCGGGCTCTCAGAACATTCTTCTTGGTACTCGAGCTGGACAACAACATAAAACAGGTCAAGATAATATATTCATGGGTCTTTACTCTGGATGTGCGACCAATTCTGGTAATTACAACGTCGCAATAGGTGCCAACACTATGATTGGTACTGGTAACAAAGCATGTAACGTTGTAGTAGGTCGTTTTGCTGGATGTCGTTTAACCTCAGGTTGTTCTAATGTCTTCTTGGGATATGGTGCTGGTCGAGACACTTGTACTGGTGATTGTAATATTGCGATTGGACCAAGCGTTTGTTTAGCATCATGTAATGGTGATGGTCAATTAGCAATTGGTTGTGACACAAGTCGTTGGATTGTTGGTGATAGTTCCTTTAATACTTGTTTAGGTAATAGTGGAAATATTAAAGCAATGGTAACAGGTACAATGTGTGCTACTGCCTTTGTTGGTGATGGTGCAAACCTAACGAATTTACCAACTGGAATTAATACAGGTGGCACTTCAACATTTAATGAATTGGTGGTAAATGGTGACATTACTGCAAATGGAAACATAGTTGGTGATAATTCAACAAATATATCTGGTATAAGTTCAGTTACTGCCTCTACTTTATATGGAGATGGATCAAATTTAACAGGCATTACTGCTGCAGGAACGGGTGCGATTGGAGGATTAACAGTTAAAGATGAGGGATCAACAGTCGGTACCGCAGGTAGTGTATCAACAATTAACTTTGTTGGAGATGCTGTTGTGGCAACTGCATCTCCCGGTGCAGCTGGTGTTTCAACGGTTACTATTACTGGATCATTCCCAGTTGATTCTTATGAGAACTTGATTGCAGGTACCGAGGCAGGAGCTGCGGTTGATAATGATACATGTTATAGTGTGATACTTGGATATCGTGCTGCCAAAGCATGGTGTGATGGTTCTGGATCTTTTGGTTCAGTTTATATTGGTATGAATGCAGGTTGTGCTCTACACACTGGTAACTATAATACTCTTATTGGAAATAGTGTAGGAAAAACACAGACATCTGGAAGTAGTAACACCTATATTGGCCGTCAGATAATGGATGAAGGCACCAACAGTGGTAGTTATAATATTTACATGGGTGAGGAAATTGCCTCTGCGTCTTCAAATACCACTGGTAGTTATAATTTATCGGTAGGTTACTACTCGCATTATCAGGCAACTTCTGCTACCTTTAATATTGCGATTGGATCATGGGCAGGTCATAATGTTACAACTGGTGGATGTAATCTTTTCATAGGAAAAGATGCAGGAAAAGGAGACAGTTCAAACTACGTAACTGGTAGCAATAATACAGCTGTAGGTGCAGTAAACACAGGATTAAAGATTACAAGTGGTACTTATAATGCATTATTCGGTGCTCGTGCTGGAATGTGTCTAACAAGTGGTAGTTCCAACACTTTTATTGGTCATAATGCTGGTGGTGGTGGTACTACAACTGGTGATTCTAATGTTGCTGTAGGTAGAAATGCAGGTAATAAAATCACTTCTGGTGCTCATAATATTTTCTTGGGTTCATGTGCAGGATGTTTCTCTGCAACAGGTAATTGTAATATTGCAATAGGTGCCGGAGTTACATTCACTGCATGTAATGGAAGTGGACAAATGGCTATCGGTGTTGGTGCCACTCATTTTATTTTTGGTGATAGTTCTTATAATGTAACACTTGCAGGTATTGCCACTGTAACAAAATCAACTGGTGTTGTTGAGGCAACTAAATTCTGTGGTGATGGTTCTTGTTTATCCGGTGTTGGATTTAAAGCAGACGCACAAGAGAACTTATATGCAGGAACAACTGCAGGTAATGCGTCTGATGCTGATACCTCCTATAACATTGCTTTGGGTTATAAGGCAGGATATACTAATTGTGCTGGTGATAATAATGTTATTTTAGGATGCTGTGCTGCATATTGTCTTCAAAGTGGAAATGAAAATATTGCAATTGGTGATGCAGCAGGTAAGTGTCTCACTACTGGTATAAGTAATATTTTCTTAGGAAAGTATTCTGGTCAAAAAAATACGACAGGATCATGTAATATATTCTTAGGTAGATATATCGGATCTCAAACTGAACATACAGGTAATCTAAATGTCTTTATAGGTCGTGGTGCTTCTGAATGGAACACTTCAGGATCATGTAATATTTCTATAGGATGTGGTGCAAATCGTAAGAATTCTACAGGAACTCATAATATTGCATTAGGTTCATTTGCAATGCAAGATGGAGTTACCACTGGTAGTAATAACATCGCATTTGGACAAAGTGCAGGTCTGCTTATAACTTCTGGTCAAGAGAATATTGCGATTGGTTGTAAGGCATTAGGAACTGGAACCGTCACTGGTCAACAAAATATCACAATTGGTCATGAGGCTGGTGGAGACATCACTTCAGGTAGTTATAACATATTATTCGGAAGAAATGCAGCAAGGGGAATAACCAGTGCTAGTGGTAACATTGTCATGGGAACTGGAACTCTTGGTGGTGATTCTGCTAGTACCGTAACAACTGGTTCGGCTAATATCGTGTTTGGTGAACTGGCAGCACGAGCTGCAACAAGTGCTGAATGTAATGTATTGATAGGTAGTCGTGCAGGTAAATGTGTCACTTCAGGTAGTAAAAATGTTTTCCTTGGTAATTACTCTGGAGCTTCCAACGCAGCTGGAACAGGTTGTCAGAATATTGCTATTGGATTCAGAGCAGCATTTGGACTAACTTCGGGTTGCGATAATGTCGTCATGGGTACTTATGCTGGTACTGCCATGACCGAAGGTAAGTACAATGTAGTTCTTGGTCGTAGTGCTGGTTGCAGAATCACTACAGCTTTAAATAACGTTGTGCTTGGATTATGTGCTGGTCAATGTATTACCACCCAAGGTTGTCAAGTCTTTATTGGGGTTGGAGCAGGACAATATTCTGTAAATGCTCAGTATAATACATTTATTGGTCACTATGCAGGTCGAAATTCTACTGCTTGTAACAGTGTTATTTTTGGATGTTATGCAGGAGCATGTGGTGGTGGTAATAGGAACATAGTGATAGGTAATCAGGCAGGATGTAAAGTAACTGATGGTGATAATGTAATCTTGGGTACGCAAGCAGGGATGTGTATGACATCTGCCTCAAGAAATATTGCCATTGGTCAGGGTGCTATGAAGGGTAATGGATCATCAAATGTCTTAGGTGATGATAACATTGCAATCGGTTTTGCTGCAGGTTGTTGTCTGACAAGTGGGTGTTTCAACGTCTTCTTAGGAAAATATACAGCATGCACACTTACTACTGGTTGTTATAATGTTGCAATCGGTTGTGCAGTTCAACTACCATCAGCAACAGGTAGTTGTCAACTTGCAATTGGTGCTGGCACAAATCGTTGGATAGCAGGTGATAGTGGTTTTAATGTAACTGTTGCAACAGCATCAACATTCAGATCAACTGGTGCTCACATAACTGGAGTTCTAACAGCAACATCATTTGTTGGTGATGGATCTCTACTAACAAATCTACCAGCCTCTGGAGGAGCAGGAGATAAATTTAATACTGGAATCACAAGCTCAATACAAGCAAATATTAAGGGGTATGAGACAGACGTTATAACATTTGGTCCGGATAATACAAAGAGATATGTAATAGATTCAATCAGTGTTGCAAACGTGACCTCTGGTGTTGGTAGCACAGTTAATGTAACCGCATCAATTAATCCAGGTGTGACAACATATAGTAGTGAGACAAAAGTTTATCTTGCTTACAACGTTCCTGTTCCCGATAACGGATTAGTCGAACTACTCAAGCAACCCATGGTTATGAATCCATCTGACGTAGTAAAAGTTTGGGCTTCAGATTCATCATACGGTGGTGTTAATGATGCTCTTGAACTTTATGCGAGTTATCAGGAACAAGAGAGTACTGATTTTGTAGCAGGATATGGTTCAACTGTTGGTGTTGCAAACACAGATCTTACAACCATATATACATCAACATCGAATCCAACTGTATTGCAATCAATTAAATTAACAAACAGAACTGATGCTGGAGACTTCCCTGTCACTGTACAACTTGTGAACGGATCAACTGCCACACATCTTGCAAAGAATTTAGTGGTTCCAAGATATGCTTCAATAGAAATATTAGATCGACCAAAGAGACTAGAGACGGGTGGAACAGTTAAAGTACAAACCGCAGCGGCCGCAGGAACGATAGACGTAATAGTATCTGGTAAGAAAATCACTTAAAGGAGAATAATATAAAATGAGCAAGTCAAGTGTATTCTCTCTCGAACAATTTTATAGAAAACAAATAAACGGAACAGCTTCAACAATTAACGATGTTTTTGTTTTTAAGGATATATCTAATCCTTTAGGAACTGATTATGGATACTTTGGTGGTGGTAGTGCTCCTGGTGTTGGTGGTCCTTATTCAAGTGTAGATCGTTTAGATTTTGCGAGTGATAGTACAAATATGGTCACAAAAGGACCGCTATCTAGATCTGCTGCTGCAGGTGGAGCAACAGGTAATACTTCTTATGGATATGCTGCTGGTGGTGGTTGGCCTATTGAATCAACAGTGGATCGAGTTGATTATTCATCCGACACAGGAACAGCAGCAACAAAAGGACCATTAGAAACTAATACAGGTGGTATGGGTTCAGTAACAAATAACACTTATGGTTATTTTGCTTCTGGAAGAGCTCCTAGTGAAGGAGTTGGATGGACTACAGAGATACAACGTATTGAATATGCAAGTGATACCTCAACATCAGTTGTAAAAGGCACTGTGGCATGGCCAGCTGGAGGTCAAGGTGTAGCAGGGACGGGAAATATGGATTATGGATACTTTGGTGGTGGTCGTATCTATCCTGGTCCTGGTTACCTCTCTGTATCATTTGTTGGTAGAATTGATTATACTAATGACACACAAACAGCACCATCAAAAGGTCCATTAACTCAAATTAGAGGTTTTCTCGCAGCAGCAGGTAATGCTGATTATGGATATTTTGGCGGTGGACAGGATCAAAATGGATCTTCTTATATGTCCATTGTTGATAGAGTCGATTACTCAAACGATACAGCAACAGCATCACCAAAAGGAAACTTAGCTGATGGAAAACATTATATATCTGCTACAGGTAATACCTCATATGGATATTGGGCTGGTGGATATGGAAATACAACAAAATGTCAACGTGTTGATTTTAGTAATGACACAGCAACAGCATCACTAAAAGGTAATTTAAGTCAATTCAATACCAATCAATACGCATTTAGTTCAAGAATATGTAATTTACCAACCACTTCAGGATCTTCAACTTTTAGTCAACCTGGACAAGTTCCAGTTGGAAACCCTTATGGTTACTTTGGTGGAGGAAATTATGGTGGCACTGAATATAGTTCAGTTGATCGTATTGATTTTGATACTAACTTAGAAACCGCACTTGTAAGAGGTCCTTTATTAGCACCAAGAAAGTCTACTGCAGGGGCAAGTAGTCCATCTTATGGATACTGGGCTGGTGGATTCTTAGGTGGATCGTATGATCCGTCACAAGATGTATCGAATGTAGATAGACTTGATTACTCAAGTGACACATCAACAACAGTTGCAAAAGGAAATTTATCCGCAGCTGGAGGTTACAGAGCGGGAGCAAGTACCATTAATTATGGTTACTTTTCTGGAGGAACTGATCTTGATTCAAGAATACAAAGACTAGATTATTCATCTGATACTTCCACAACATCTAATAAAGCAACCATGCCAAAGAGAACTGGTATGGCTGGTGTTGGAAATCAGTCTTATGGTTATTTCATGGGTGGAAATTCAAGCACTCTTCCTAGTTTCACAACTCAGTCAAGAACATACCGTATAGATTATTCGAATGATACATCGGCTACGGTACAAAAAGGAAACATGGGACAGTATGGTTATTATGGAGCTGCAACTGGTAACGCTGAGTATGGATATGCAAGTTGGGGATATACTGGAGATTCAAGAGCAACTCGGATGGAATATGCAAATGATACTTCGACCATGACTAATAAACTTGCATTTACAAATGCCTATGGTAGTTTTTCAAATCCTTCCGCAACAGGTAATACCTCTATTGCAATATGGGCTCTTGGAAATACATTTCCGGTGACTAATGGTATTTTGCAGAAAATGGATTTTTCAAATGATACAGCTGCAAGTCTTTATACGCATCTTACTACACAGAAAACTAATATTTTGGAAGGTGGTGTAAGTTCCAGAGAAAATGCAGCACCGACCACGGCACCAGGCACCACCTCTATTACAACGACTGCATTTGGAGCACCTCAGTTTGGACCTGCATTTGGATATCGTTCTGGTGGAGGTAATACAGGATATGGCACCAAAAATGATCGAATTGATTACTCTAATGATACTGCAACCGCACCAAATAGAGTAAATTCTAACCAAGTAACCGGTCAGGCAGCAGCAACATCTAATAAAGATTTTGGATTTGTTGCAGGTGGTCAATCAGCAGCTTCTCCAACACCTGGAGGATATTGTACAATAGAAAGACTTGATTACTCAAGTGACACATCAATACCATCACCAAGAGGAACACTTGAAAAGAAAGCGGGTGATGCACAAGCAACAGGTAATTCTGATTTTGGATATTGGGGTGGTGGTAAAGATCCTGATAATTCACCACAATATGATTCTATACTTCAAAGATTAGATTATTCAAATGACCTTGGAACCACTTACGTAAGAGGAAACATAGGATTACAAAAATGGGGTGGAGACTCTACTTCAAATGGAGTATTCGCATATTTTACCGGAGGACTAAGATATAATACTAACGATAGAAACTCACAAACAAGTCGTATTGATTTTGCAAATGATACTCAAAAAGGTACAAAAGTAGGTAATTTGCCTGAAGATACAGCATATTTAGGTGCAACAGGTAATCAAGAATTTGGATATTTTGCAGGGGGGACAACGGATGGATCTACTGGAGGGGTGTCAACTGTAAATCGACTTGATTATGCTACTGACATGATAGTATTATCACCAAAAGGAAATCTAAGTGGTAGTAGGTACTATCTTAAAGCAACAGGTAGTAAAGATTTTGGATATTTTATGGGTGGTACTTTTGATCCTAGTCCGAATCTATCAACAATAGATCGTATTGATTATTCAAGTGATACAACAACAGCATCTCCAAAGGGAAATTTAAGTGAAGCCTCTATTCTTCACACTGGTCATAGCTCTAGATCAAATAAAAGATCATTCACGTTAACTGAAAGAATAAAATTTACTGATAGTAATGTGCCTTCAACGAGCACGGTTGGAACTGGATTTGCATATTTTGGTGGTGGTTTTCCTGCAGTGGTGACAGTTGATAGAGTTGAATTTGCAAGTGATACTTCAGCAGCAACTCCAAAAGGAGCAATGACTTCTGGTAGGTATAAAGCAGCAGGAGTTGGTAATACGAAATTTGGTTACTTTGGTGGTGGAGTCACTGCAACACCTGCTTATGTAACTACTGTGGACAGACTTGATTATTCAAGTGATAGCACAGCGATGGTGGCAAAAGGTTCTTTGAGTACTCCTAAGAGAGGTCAGAGTCTTGCAACAGGTAATGATGAATTTGGATATTTTGGTGGAGGGCAAAGTCCTTCGGGTAATTCATCAGGAGTAGATCGAATTGATTATTCAAATGACACTGTAGTTGCGTCACCTAAAGGAACTTTGACATTAGTTAGATCTGGCACATCTGCAACAGGAAATAGTAACTTCGGATATTTTGGAGGAGGAGAAACACCTTCTCGTGTTTCATCTATAGATCGTATTGAATACTCAAATGATACTGTAGTTGCGTCACCAAAAGGATTATTGAATCAAACTAAAGATAATATGGGTGCAACAGCAAATAATGATTTTGGATATTGGGGTGGTGGAACAACTGGTAGTGATATATCTTCAATGGATCGAGCAGATTTTAGTAATGATACTGTGACAACTGCTGTAAAAGGATCATTAAGTGCTGCAAGATGGCAAATGTCAGCAGCGGGTAATCCTGAATTTGGATATTGGGGTGGTGGATATCCAGGTCCAAGTGGTCAATCAACAGTTGATCGTTTAGATTATTCAAATGATACAGCAACTGCATCACCAAAAGGAAATTTATCAGTTCCTCACAGATTTCCTGGTGGATTTAGTTCTAGGGATTATGGATTCTCTCAAAAATTCTCATCTGCATATCCTTTACCATTTCCTGTACCACAACAAAAATTTGGTTTCGAGTTCTTTGGATATTTTGGTGGTGGTTATAATCCAAGTTCTGTTCAATCTGGAATAAATCGAATTGATTTTAACAATGATACTGTCTTAGCAGCAAAAGTATCACAATTCCAAGGATCATCACCTTCAGTTAATAACAATAGACAAATGCAAAACTGTTTTGGTATCGCTAATAAAAATTCTGCATATTGGGGTGGAGGAACAAATCAAAACGGATCAGAACATTCTACTATATTCAGGCTTAGTCTTGCAAATGAAAGTGTATATGCTGTCAACACTGGTATTCTTTCATACAATGGTCAGGAATTATCTGCAGTTGGTACAAATAATTTTGGTTATATAAATGGAGATAGTAAGTCAAAAGTAGATAGATTAGATTATTCAAATGATGGTGCAACAACATCACCAAAAGGAAATTTAAATCAAACAAGAGTTTATCCTGGTGCAACAGGTAATAAAAACTTTGGATATTTTGGTGGTGGAGGACCAAGCAACTCAACAGTAGATCGGATTGATTATGCAAGTGATACATCAACAGCATCAGCAAGAGGAAATCTTGGAATTTATCGAACATATCTTGCAGCAACTGGTAATCAAAATTATGGTTACTTTGCTGGAGGTGGTGGTAGTCTCGGAAATACAAGTCGTGTTGAACGTATTGATTATGCTAATGATACTGCTTCAACTTCAAATAAAGATAATTTAACTTTAGCACGAAATGCATTAGCGGCAACTGGAAATCAATTCTTTGGTTATTTTGCAGGTGGCACTCCTGGTCCAAAATCAACTGTGGATCGCCTTGATTATTCGAATGATACCTTTGGGATGTCAAATAGAGGTTCATTAGATATCGATAAAAAAGCTTTTGCAGGTGCAAGTGCAGGAGCTAATGCATTAAATGTATAGTATGCTATAATAAAAATAAAACTTGATGGAACGAAATATTATTGTTATTGATGATTTTTATGATGATCCTGATGAGGTAAGAAATTTTGGTTTAACAACAGAGTATCCAGATCCAGGTGAGGGTTATACATATCCTGGTAAAAACTCACGTTTTGGTTTTTATAATGATGATACTCAGAGAAAAATGGAGGAAGTTGTAGGTGCTGGTCTTGAACCATCAGATCCTTGTGGATACTTTCGAATCTCATTTGAACATGATAGTTTTAAACAAGATGTTCATGTAGATCCTGGTTGGGATTGGGGAGGTGTATTGTATATGAATACACCAGAACAATGTGTTGATGAGGGAGGAACATCTTTTTGGAAACATAATAGTCTTCACTGGGAACAGTGTCCACGAACAACAGAAGAATCGAAATATTATTCTTACCCTACATATAAAGAAGCGTGGAATACGACAGTATATGGATCAGGTTTAGATCGAAGTCAGTGGACAAGATATCTTCTATGTCCAATGCAGTATAATCGTTTAGTTTTGTTTCGAACTCATCTTTGGCATTCGCATAATTATAACTTTGGTGATAGTATGGAGAACGGTAGATTAGTTCAATTATTCTTCTTCAAAGAAAAAGGTAATACGTGTAACAAATGGTAGTATGAATCACAGTTTTTATTTTATGGCAGGTCTTCCTCGTGCGGGAAGCACCTTATTGAAAAGTATTATTGACCAGAATCCAAACGTACATACTGAACCAGTTTCCCCAGTGATGGAGTTAATGTATCATAGTGAGCAATATTTTAAACAGAGTGAACAATATATTGGAT